TCACCAACAGCGCCGAAGTCCTTAATATCCAGCAGGTCGCGCGCAATCTTGTCGTGAACCGTAGTCCCGGACGCCCCTGTTTGTAGGATATATCCTACAAGATCGCTGCCTTTGTTCGGGTCGGTGTTGTTGGCGAGGTCGGCGGCGACTACGCCATAGAAGCCATCCGCCGCATCAAGATTCAGGAATACTTGCGCGCGGTTGCTGTCCTGAACACGAATGGAGTAGTTCGCCGGGACGTAAATGCGCTGCGGATTGCCTGCCGAGTCTGCCGGATAGCCTGCAATGTTGGTGCGCACAGGGTTGGGTGCGGCAATCAGTCCAGCCGCATCAAAATAGATATTCTGCGGGAACTGCTGCGGGTCTAGGTCAGGCTGGCCGATGTAGATGTAGCCACTAGACAATGGACGCCCGGTCTTGTCTGTGAAAAACTCAAACGGCGATTGAACGAGGATGTTAGCCATTATTGGGCCTCTTCCTGATTAGCCTGACCAACTGCTGCAATACCAATTGCGGCGCCAAGTGCAGGATAGTCACGGTTAATTGATTGAGCCATTTTGATTAGTTCTGGCTTAGCGTTCAAGGCTTGTTCAACACTTCTCCCGGTATCACCAGCCATCTTTGCCGCATCGATTACATCAGAGAATGTCTGGCCAAACGGAACCTTGGAAGCAATAAACCGCTTGAATAGGTCAGCGTTAACGCTGGCCGATCCTTTAGGTACTGCGCCACTTGGCGGCTGAATCAGTTTGGCAATCTTCTCAAAGTTCTTGATCTTGGTTAGCGCTTCTTTATTGCCAGAGAACAGTACGTTCAATTTGTCCTGGCCAATATCCTTTAGCGCCTTCTGGAAAGCAGCAGGGCCAAAGATAGGCGTCTCACCAACCTTGCGGCTAGAAGCTCCAAACGCATCGTCCATCAGCTTCATAACAGCAGCAGCTTGCAGGTCGCCAATGGCCTGCTTACCTTTGTCGCCACCCTTTGAGAGATTACCAAGGGTCTTTTGAAGCTGCTCAACTGGGGTCGCGCGCGAGAATAGCGTAGGCACCACTTTTGACGCCTCGACAACCTCCGATACACCGTCCCTCTTAGTGTCAATCAACCGCCCGGCAAGTGCCTGCGGGCTGAACTCTGTCTTTACCTCACGCACAACACCCCTAGCCTGGCGCAGCGTGTCAATCAGATCGGTTGCGCCTTGTACGCCTGCCTTTTCCACGGCGTCAGCCATCAAGTCGGCCTCGGTATCGAGAGCGCTTTTGATGGGCCCGCTAAGAACCTTGATCGTTCCAGTGTTGTCGCTTCGCTCAATCATGTTAAGCGCAGACCGGAAGTCCTCAAGGTTTCCAAGAGACAGAGGAGTCACAGTACCAGCAAAGCCTTCTGGCGCTTTCTTAACGCCGAACTCTACAAGCAAGTCTTCCAGCGCGCTTGCTTGCCCAGGTACTAGGCGCTGAATGCGTCGCGTTACCTGCTGATCTGGCAGTGATGCGGACAGATTATCCGGCAGAATCGGGACAATGCTCAGGTCTTTTGCTTTCTCTGCGGCCTGCTTGTACAGCTGAGACTTCTCAGCCTTGAGCAGTGTCTTGCGACCCTCAAGCGCTGCCTTGATCGTCTCGCCAGTGCGCTCAGGGACGCCAAGCTGCTTCACCAGATCATCTAGTCCGCCTTTCAGCGCCTCAGATTGAGTCTTGATAGTCTCGCGGAATGGAGCAGCTGCCACGTCACCAACAGACTCAGCCAATCGCGCCTCTGCGGCCTGCTGGCCAAAGTCTTGGGTGATGGCGCCACGGGTAGCGGGAATCCCCTCAGACGCGAACAGGGCCGCCCTAGCGGCTTGTGTAGGGTCAGTGCCCGGAGCGGCCTGAGTTAAGTCGCGCATAGCGCTTTGCGCCAAGTCATCAAACGACAACCCGGCCTTGCTCAGCGCTTCTTGCAGTTCTGGAGTCGGACGGCCCGCAGCGTTTAGCAACTGCCCAGATGGTTCCTTGCCAGTTACCCGGCGAACAACCGCACCAGCAGCGCGGCCAATATAAGGCAAAGCCAACTCAAGGCCGCCCGCAATAGCACCGCCAACCGCGCCTGATACCATTTGGCTTTCGGTGGATTCGCCGCGACCTCTGGAGCTAAGCCCGGCTTGAGTTGCCCCGAGTCCAGCCATTGCCGCAGCTCTAGGTGCAAGCGCTGCGATTTTTCCAGCCCCAGCGCCTGGAATAACAAACGGAGCCGACTCTCCAACGATTTCCCCGCCAATGGTGGCGATTGGTCGCTGCTCTTGAAGTGCTGCATATGCCTGCCTCTCTGTTTCGTCTGCAGGCTCAGCAAGACCAAGGCCGCGACCGATGTTGTAGAATCCTTTCCCCGCGCCAATCAGGAACGCATCAACCGGACCCTGCTCAGCAGCAAGCTCACGCATAGCTGACTCCCGGTAATCAACCGGATACTGCGCCATAGCGGCCTGTGCGTATGCCTTGCGCGGGTCTTGTTGTGGCTGCGCGCGATTCTGCTGGATGATCTGCGCAATCTTTGTTGCCGCCTCAAAATCCCCGGCAGCGTCTGCGTTCTTTAGCGCCTCAACCAGTCGTGCTTCATCGTATGCCATGCTTACCTCGGGGCGTATTTGTTCAGCAGCGCATCAACGTCTACAGCGCCGCCAGCAGGCTGTGCAGGGTTGATCGGAGTAGTCGGAAGCGGCTGGAGCTTGGACAGTTTCTCGCTCATCTTGGTAGAGATTTCCCCAAGACGGCGCTTAACCTCTTTCTCGCTTCCTTTGATGCCGCCCTCTGTGACGTTCAAGCCGGACGCTACGTTAGTCAGGAATGCAATGTCACGGTCAGTAAGCACACCGCTCATCAGCTTCAAGTTATCCACAGTCAGCAGAGACTGTAGACGGTTTGCCTTGTTGATAACGTCCTGAGTGGTTCCCGACAGGGTTGGCGCCATAGTCGATACCGTACCGACTGCGTTTGACAGCGCTGGGTCGTCTACCAACTCGGTCGCCAGCCTAGCAGCCTCAGTCATATTGGCAATCGTGCCTTCTTGCTTGGCTCCAAGCTCCTGCCGAGTCTGGTCTAGCTTCTGCTGTTTCTCTTGGAGCTTGAGTTGCAGCTCCTGGCGCTTTAGATCGTTTGTCTCGGCTGCTGCTAGCTGGCCAAGGCGTTGCACATCACGATCAAGCGATTTATCAGCAAGCGTCAATTGCTTGATTGACATGGCGTTTGCCCGATTAGCCGCACCCTCTTGCTGCTGTATGTCCTGCCCGCGCATGGTGATGTCTTGCCCGCGAAGCTGGGCGTTGACTTTGGCCTGCTGGCCAGTGACGTCAAAGAACTTCTCTGGGCCTAGAGCTAGAAGGGAGATTTTCTCAGCCTGCTCGGCGAATGCGTTAGGGTCTTTGGACAGGCTCTCGAGCAGCATCTGAGGATCGTAACCTGGGCCGGCTTGACGCAATACGTCAGCGTTTTGCACGATCAGTTGTCCAGCTTGCTGCGGATTCATCTTTGCCAGACTGCCAAGTTGAATGCCGAGAGTGCCGAGGGTCTTGGCTTTCTGTTCGTCTTGGAAGCCCAAAGCCGCTTGAATCTCTTTGATCTGGTCAGGGTATTGACCCATCAGGCCCACTACCTGATCGCGGTTGCCAGACTGCCAGGCCGAACCAAACGCAGATTGAAACTCAGCCTGCCGTTGAGCTTGGGCTTTCTGCGCCTCCAGAGCGTCACGTCGAATTGCTGCCTCTTGGGACTGCTGACCAAGCTGGACGCCCTCTGAGATTCCCTGGCTTAGGTAGTCTCCAATATTGCCGCCACGAAGTAGCAGGCTGTAATCAGGCTGTGCCATTACTTACCTCCAGCAAGACTGGCGCCGCCAGTGATATAGGCCGCCCCGAGCTTTGCGCCAGCGCCGAGCAGTGATCCAAGGGTTGACTGATCAGATGAGTAGCCAGCCATGATCGAGTTAGCATTGCTTGCACCGGCATTGTTTAGCGCGCCAGAAATGTTCGCAGCCTGCCCAGCGCGAAGGTTAGCTAAGCCGGAGTTTGCTTGAAAGCCTTGGCCTTGCAATTGGTTCAACTGGTTCAACTGGTTCTGGTAATACTGGCCAAACAGACCGGAGCCGAACTCGGCAAGGCCCTGCTGAACATTACCGCCACGCAGGCCGCCAGTTGCCGAGGCGTTTTGAAGTAGCGCGCGCTGACCCGCTTGCAGTTGAGCTTGATAGCCTGGTGTCTGCTCAAGGCCGTAGATAGCCTCTTGCTGTGCAGCGTCACCAGACTGGCCAAGCAGTGCGAGATAGGATTGCAGGCCGCCCATACCAGCTTGGCTATAAGGGTCTAGCAGTTGCTTACCCTCGCCATACGCCGCGCGCTGTTCATCGATGGCCTTTTGCATCATAGCCATCTGTGCTTTCTGTGCTTTCTTAGCTGCCTTTGCGCCGCCGCCCATAGGGTTTACCTCTTACCAAGCCGTAATTGTGCAGGTCTATGAACTCGCCTTCCCTATAGCACGCTCCCTTGCTAGTCCCCTCAAACTCAAACCCTAGTTTCAGGGCAAAGTTTCCAACTTGCGGGAACAGGCTAACTACTGTGGTACTAATCCGATTGATCGGCGAGTTCTGATAGAGCCAATCTATCACAAGGGTAGCAAATTCGTAGCCTCTGCGCCTCATGTTCTCTGGGATGCACAAGTGAACTTCAATGTCCCACATGTTCTTGATGATGCACATGGCGCACGCTATCCACTGGCCATCCTCTTTGGCGGCCAGATAGAACACGTTGGGCGAGCTTACGAACCCGTAATAGGCTGAGTCGGCGTATCGATCCTGCACAAAGGGATCGTCATACAGCGCCCTAATGACGTCAGGATTCATGCAGATTTCAATTTGCAAGCACCCACCCCGTTAGCTGGCCATAATCAGCTGCCGTGTTCACCCATAGCTTGCCTGTGTCGGTGTTGATATACATCCGCGAGGCATTTGCCTTGACGAAGCCGTTCGGGTCTATGTCGCCCGTCTTGGTGGTTATGTCATCAATCGCCAGATACAGGCCCTCGAAATACCGGATAAGCCGAGGGTTCTGCGTCAGGTCGTCAAGGTCCTTCCTGCGCGGCGACGTATTGAATTGGCTAGTCATTGAGCGGCTCCACTCTTACTTCAAGGCGCGCAGCGTTGTAGAACGAGTTGCTGGCAAGCCTGAACTTCATGGACATTTGAGAGTTAGCGCGCCCCAGCCTTAACCATCGACAGGTGTAATCGTATTGCCCTTGAGTGCCGGTGGACGACTCGCGCTCCTGGCTCCAGGTTACGCCGTTTCTGGATACGGCCATGAACAGTTTAGGGTTGTCAGAGAGAACAGTCCGCCCCGGCAGTCCGTAGATGATCGCCTCATGGACAATAAACGAGTAACCATCAACAAACCCCAGCGGTGTGCTGAACTCGCGCGTTACAACTTTCCCGTACTCTGTAGCCTCATCCTCGTTTAGCGCGCCTATGCGGCCATTCATCGAGTCGCCAACAATCCAGCTCCCGTAGACACGCTGGTAGCCGGTCGCCGTGGTGTCACGGATATGCCAAAGCCGCAGGCCGCCCTTCTGGCTGCCGTAAATGTCATAGACGAGCGTGGTATCAGGCAGATGGATCAGCAGGAAGTATTGATTGTCTAGGTTGTAGGACTCGCAGTAGACGGTAGCCAAGTCCGCATCACTGTATGACTGGATGATCTTGGCGATTTCAGGGGTTGCAACCTCGTCAATGGAGCCGCCAGACGATGCGTATACAGACGCAGACGCGCCCTTGCCGGCGCCGACAAAATAGAGAACCTTGTCTACCTCTGTCTTGGCATGGGTTCCAACGATTCCCCGTGTAATGAACGCAGCCGGGTTTGACTGGAATGGGAATCCGCCGCCGCCGACGTTTTGCAGAATCTGGATAGTCTGCGAGCCGCACACATACGCCTCGTTGCCAACCTTCTCAATGCCAATGATCGGGTCAGAGTCAACCTCAGCAGAGCCAAACGACAGAGGATTTATAGATAGTGGATCGTTCAGGTCTGCATTGAATACAGATTCGTTATCGACGTACAGGAAGTAACCGCTGATAAAGATGCCATCGATGGCGTACCCAAAGTCAGGATCGGTGATTTGCTCAAGCCCAGCACCCTCAGACCAGTAGAACGCCTTGTTATCCGCGACAATTCCGATACGGTCAAAGCTGGACGACATGCTCACCCGGCCAGAGCCTGGAATAGTCCCAATCGCCTGCGTGACGCCATTGGCAAACACTCGAATGAGCTGAGTTCCGCTGACTTGGTAGAGGATGTTATTGAACACAATAGAGCCGCGCTCAATGCCTTCCCCTTGCGCGAACTGCCGGATTCCCGGTGTTTGACGGAGATATGCGCCAGATATGCCGGTGTCCTGAACAACAGGATAGAAGTTCTTCGGATAGCTAATACGGTAATCGGCCTGTTTGTCCGAGTAGATACCGCTAACTAAGCTGATTTGAGTCATAGGGCCACCCTATATGGTTTGACATAGGATAGCACCATTCGCTAAGCCGGCAACGGCAGGTCTAGCGCCCCCTCGTACCAAGTGTTATACGAGAAAACGCGCTGCGGGTCAGTATCTAGGCTGGTTGACTTGAAGTAATAGACCGAGTTCGGCGCAAGGATTGTTTCAAGCCCCTGCGCTTCTGTAAACAGCGTGGAACTCGTCACAGATACGCCACCTTGCATATCTGTGCCAAACACATACTTGTCACAGGCAATCTTTACTCCGTCAACCGTCACAGTGGGAAGCGCGAGAATCTCTACCGTCGTTTCCTCTGGGTTCTTGTGGTTGAGGTTGAATATCGGTATTCCTGTTCCGCCCGTGTACTCGGGGTCTTTGAACATCTCCAGCTTCAAGCCAAGCCCGCTGACACTGATCGTCCTGCCTTTAAGCGCTACAGGCTTGGCGCCAACCAAGACGATGTATCCAGTCGTAGCCAGACCTGCCAGCGCCGGGTTGTACGTCGATGCCTCAAACTGGACGCCGTTCTTAACATTGACCTCTGTATAGAACTGAACAGTTAGCGCGCGAGTTCCAGAGAATGCGCCGGAGGGGAACGGGTCTAATGGCGTGAGCATGGCTGACTCCCTTTGGCTAATACCTGGAAACGGCGGCGTAGAATGAATCAGCCCCGACAACACCGCTCAGCGTTATGCGAGCACGGCGTACAGCGCCAGCACCGGCAGGCATTGCTCGACCGGGCGTATAGGCATCGGCTGCGCTAAATGAGCCGTTCTGTACACTCTGGAAGTTCACGCCATCTGGCGCAGCTAGGAAGGTCACAGTTCCGGCGCTTGGGGTTACTTGAGCGCCTGACGCATCGAGGAACCGTATAGAACTGAGGTAGATGCGCTCAAAAGCGGTATCCATCAATGGGGTGTCATAGCTCCCATTGGCTGTACCGCCTTGAATTGAGAACTCCGTGGGAATCCTGTTGCATGTCATAGCGTCCACCTATGGGGTTATTGCTCCCCATAGAGTGAACCTATTACAGGATGCTTGCTTGTGGCGGTTGTATCAGGGCGTTACTGAGCCAGTGATTACCTGACCATTACCAAGCGTCAGGGTGATTACGTTGGTTGATGCGCTGATACTGATCGAGGCGCCGGTAATGATCTGATTGAAGAACAGCGACGCGTCATAGGCCCAAAGTTGGCGAGTGCGACTATTGCCAACAGAGTAGATAGCAAACTGATCGCCGCTGTTCAGCGTAGAGGTTTCTGTTAGCTGATTGATGCTGGTCATACTGTGATATCTCCCTCGCCATAAGTCTCGACAGGGCCGGCATTGTCAGCATCAAGCGAGTCCTGCTGGCGGTAGTAGCGGTTATAGCGAGTCCAGCGGATGGTATTGCCAGAACCACGCGGCATGCGTGTCGGATAGGCCATCTCCGGGATATAGGCGAACGTAGCCAGCAGCTGAGAAACGCCAGCAGACGCAGCGGCCACCACAAGTTGGGACACTTGTTTGCCGTATAGATCGGCAAGGTCACACGCTAGCGAGTTATCCACAGCGCGGAATGCAACGTCTGGCAGGCCGGCGTCACTCTCAGCCTGTGCGGACTCTGGCGTCTCTGCGAACTTATAGCCGCACTTGATGCCTTGAGCATCCCATGCCGCCATCAGGTTCTCGAGAACGATCAAGCCGTCCTGCAATTGGTCTGGCTGCAACTCATAGCCAAAGCCGGTCACGCCGATCTTGGCCAGTGCCGCCCGTACAAAGTCGCCCTTAGTTCTGGCCATCGTCATCTAGCCCCAGTTCTTCGCGGAGCTTAGCAACGCCCATGCGGTGCCAGCCTTTGATGCCGCGAGCTTTTGCAGCGTCACGCAGAATCTGTAGCTCTTCGTCTACAGGTTCTTCTTTGTCCTCAAGATCGTGCGGGCTACGTCGCCAGCCGTCTTGCTTCAACTCTTCCTCGCGCGACTCGTCAAAGACACCAGTCTCACATTTGACGCCATCGGCTAGTTCTTTGCCGCCTTTGCGGAAGTAACAACGGAGCATATTCACCTCATAAGAAAAGGGGGCCTTTCGACCCCCGATCCAAGCCCTTAGAACTTGATCGCTACACCGCAGCGCTCAGGATCGCGGACAACTACGTCGTTCCAGGTCAGCAGACGCACTTTCAGGTTGAAAGTATCAATCAGGCCCTGATAGCCGAGGTACAGTTTAGTACCAGACGACAGGGTTGCGGTCTTCACTTCCATACCGTCCAGTTGGCTGAACAGTTCCAGCGGGGCATCGCCGTCAGTGATCTGAACCGCGTCAGGCATCCAGAACACGTTGGTTTGAGCCAGAGTGTCGCTGTTCAGCTTGGTTACGGTGGCACCAGCGGCAATCTGAGTGCTGATGTTCGCGTAAGCCAGCTGAGAGGCGTTCAGGCCAGCATCACCCAGAGCAATCGGACGCGGGTAGACCTGAATGGTCGCGCCAGACTTCGCCACAACGCGGAAAGTCTTGTCTGTTGCGGTGATGGTCTTGTCCTGCTTACCGATGGCCTTGACGCCCGAGAAGCTGATCACGTCGCCTACTACGAGGTTGGTGATGGTGCCAGTCAGGGTGATCGGGTCGGAGATGCGGTAGTCAACCGGCAGAACAGTGCCCGCTACGGTCTGGTTGGCTACAGGAGCCTGAGAGACGGTAGAGGTAACGGTTACGCCAGCCAGCGCGCCACCAGCCAGGGACGGCAGGAAGCTGGACTCGTAGATATCGAAGCCAGCGGTGTTCTTGTACATCATGCCCTTACGGTAGGCTTCCTCAGGGATGCCTTGCAGGGTTTGACGACCGGCGATGTCGCTGGAGATAGCGGCAGCGGTACGGTCATTGACGTAGAAGCACGGATTGCCGCCACCGATCTTGACTTGTTGCTCGCGCAGGATGGTGTCGCCCTGCTTGATGAAGTCATAACCGGAGCTGTTGGAGCGGTAGAACTGTGCCGACTGGTTAGCCACAGCAGTAGCAATGCGGCTGTTCTGATCTGCGGACAGACGAGCAGCAGCGGCCTTAGCGCGACGATCCATGAACGCACGGTCACGGAAGTCAGCGGCGTTCAGTTGGAACCAGTCATTTCGCGGAGCGCCCAGAGTGGACGGGTAGCTCAGTTCGATCACATCACCCGGAGTTACGCCGGACAAGTCCCAGCCGGAAGTGACCGGGGCTTGTTGTTCGACTTGACGCCAGTAGACGTTGTTCGAGTTCTGTGCGTTAGCGCCCACCATTTGGAAGTGTTCGCAGTTGTCGGCCATCTGGGTTTGTTCTTCGTAGGCTTCCATCACCTGATCAAAGAACACCTCGACCTTCTTAGCTGTTGAGAGTGCCATGTTTTAAACCCCTTACCATTTCGAGTCGTATTGATCCAGCAGGGATTTTTGGCCGGCTTTGGTGAGCGTCTTTCGATACTCTCGGTAAGCAGTACGGTCCGGGTTTCGGCTCAAGCGCTCTAGCTTCTTGAGTACTGCCGATTCCCCTACGCTGCTTTGACCGCCAGAGACAGGCTTGTCCGCTGCTGGTGCGTGGCTGATTTTGTTAGCCGGTGGCTCGGTGCTCAGAGTTGCCAGGATTTGGCCAAGTCGGGTCATGGCTCGCAGGCCTGACTGGTCATGACGCAAAAGCTCTGCAATCTCCTTGCGCTTTGCCGCATTTTTGCCAAGGTGGAACAGAACACGTTCCGAGCCTTCGCCAATGGCATTGATCACGGCATCGATAGCAACATCACCGAACTCGTCACGCATAACCCGTTCAGCGTCCTCGTAGTCAGGAACGCCAAGCGCTGCCGCTCGTTCGTAGTGCTGTGCAATCTCCTGCTCTGCTTTCTGCTGCATCAGTTGGGCTTGTTGCTGCTCAAGCTGACTCCGCTGGAGGTCTGCTAGCTGCTTCTTGACTTGGTGCTGCTGCCACTCAACCATCTTTGCCGCGTACTTCGAATCATCAAAATCGCACGACTCAAGGGTTGGAATGACAGGCTCAGCCGGCTGCTGATTGCTCAGCAGTGCCAACTTGGCCAACAGTTCGTCATTCTGCCGCTTCAACTCCTCCGCCTGGGTAGCACGCTCACGCCGTTCTGTGCGCAGCTTGTGCAACTCCTTAGCAGGTAGCGTTACAGTTTTCCGCTCTTTGCCACTTTGCGCTGCCTTGTCAACGCTTACACTTTCTTCGCCTTCCGCCTCGACTTCTGAACCTTCTTCCGGCTTGGCCTCGCCTTCGGTTTCTGCGCTGGCCGGCGCTTCTTCCGCTTCCAGTTCTGCCGCTGCTTCTGCTTCTAGTGCTTCAAGTGTGAGTATTTCATCAGCCACGATAATTCTCCGTCGTGTCGGGGTTTTGTCCTCGGTAGGGCCTCCGAGTAGGCAAGTTATAGAGTAACGCTATTTTAGAATGCGTCAAGATAGAGTTTGGCTATTGTGGTAGGCAATAAAAAGCCCCATCAACCCGGAGTAGAGGACGGGGATGGGGCTAGTGCCGTAGAGGGGGGAGACGGCGCTGATAGTTATAGGCTATTGGCTAGACGCTAGTCAAACTCAAATTCAATTCCGCTGACGTTAGCAAATGTGCTTGGCGCTTGTGGCGCTGCGGTGAATACCAAGGTGCCAGAGCTATCAAAAGTGAATGGGACTTCAACAATTTGAACGCCTGGGCCGCTGGCGTTAATGACAGCTGAATTTGCACCAACAGTGATTTTTGTCAGGCGCCCAGCCACGGAGCTGCTGCTAGTTACTCGCATTGTTCCAGTTTTATTTTCAAAAGAAGCGCCAAATGCTGCTGTAAATGTAACAGTCGCTGCGCTGGTTGATAGGTTGCTCGCCTGAACGGATACATGCTCAAGGTTGATATTGTACGCGCCAGGATTTGCTCGGACGCTAGTGCTGCCGGATGTTGCACCAGTCCACGAAAAAGAAGCGCCAGCGACACTAGCGCCGTTTGAGTCAAACAGTGCTGAGCTTGTGCCAGTTGCTCCAGCGTTGATAGCGTTAAATCCGCCAGTTGTTTGCGTTATGGTTGGGAAGTAAAAAAGCATACGCTGTTTTATTCCTGCAGCCGGCATGGTCGCCTTGCTTGCCAACTTCTGCACCGTGTACTGTTGCGCCGGAACAA